ATTGAGCCAAGAGTATTGTTTGATGCATTAACGAATGAGAGAGAGAGATTCTTTTATGCAATTGGAGTGGGTAAAAATGCTAAATTTATTAACGGATGGATCAATCGACTAAACGACTACCGAAAAACCTTCAGACCTTAATACTCATTAGTGTATTATTGGTATCGTGTTCAGCAGAGTACCATCTGAATAAAGCAATCAAAAAAGGATATAAATGTGAGGAGGTATCCGATACCATCCGCATCACTTCAGTTGATTCCTTTCCGGTGATTGTCAACGATACTATTGTTTGGCAGAAGTATATCACTCAAAAGGACACTGTGGTAATGTGGCACACGCAGTATGTTCCCATGACGAAATGGGAGAAAAAAATCCAATACAAGTACAAAACAAAGTACATCAAAGCGGAAGCTCAAAAAGTAAAGTATCAAAATAAATACATCACAAAGACAAAAATCAATTGGTTTATTGTAATATTGGCATTCATTATTGGGTTCCTTGTTAGGTTGACCTTGAGTGAAACCTTCAGAGGTAGGTTACAACTTCTCACTAAACTATTCAAATGAATAAACAAACGAGATTCAGATTACAAGAAGATGAGATTGAAATTTTAGAATCTTACAGGGCAATCAAACTTGAATCAAACGGATTAGGATTAGATGATAAGGATGTCAAACATGGATGGATTAAAAATAAACACGCATCGTTGTTCTTTAAAAATCCAAACTTCAAAGAATCTGAGGAAACAAATTACAAAGAACTTCAGGAATCAATCATCCAGGACATCAAGGATTTCAAACCTCAATATCCAACTATCTTCCGCAATCCATCAACTGAAGGACATTTATTGGTTATAGATCCTGCGGATATTCACATCGGTAAATTATGCGATGCATTTGAAACGGGTGAAACGTACAACAATCAAATCGCAGTACAAAGAGTCAAAGAAGGGGTACAAGGAATACTTGATAAATGTACCGGATTCAACATTGATAAGATTCTATTCATTGGAGGGAATGATATCCTCCACATTGATACTCCGAAACGAACAACAACCGGAGGCACACCACAGGATACTGATGGGATGTGGTATTCAAATTTCCTAATCGCAAAAAGATTGTACGTTGATATCCTTGAAACATTGTTGGCGGTAGCGGATGTTCACTTCACATTCAATCCATCCAATCACGATTACACTCATGGATTCTTTTTGGCAGATGTCATCCAAACCTGGTTCAAAGATTCTGATAATATTACTTTTGATTGCAGCATCGCCCATCGCAAAGGATTCCTTTATGGGAAAAACTTAATCGGCACCACTCATGGAGATGGAGCAAAGCATGGGGATTTACCTTTATTGATGGCAACCGAGTTCCCTCACGAATGGAGCTTATCAAAGCACCGTTATGTTTACACTCACCACGTTCATCATAAGACATCCAAAGATTATATTGGAGTGACTGTTGAATCGTTACGATCACCATCAGGGACCGACTCCTGGCATCACATAAAAGGATTCCAACATTCCCCTCAGGCGGTAGAAGGATTTTTGCATCATAAAGAATTCGGTCAAGTGTGTAGAATATCTCATTTGTTTTAGTATATTTACAATTCATTAGCGTGTGTAATTGGGGGTATCGGAAACGGTACCTCTTTTTTTGTAGCACCTGTCACAGTTCTACAAATAATTGTGTCGCATATTTAGTAGATATTTGCGACATTCTTATCCATAATTTGTCAAGTTTATGTAACAAAAAACTGGACAAACATTTGCCACTATTTGCATTTAGTGTCTGAAATTTGTGGAAAAATTCATGCAGTAAAATCAAGCATTCACAATTTATTTTGTTGAAAAGTGAAAAAAAAGTTGAAAAAGTTTTGCAGTTATGAAACTAATGACGAGATTTGCAGTATAACAATTAAAAACAACGCTATGAAAAAACAAGAAATGATTGATTTTATTATCCAGGAGGAGAAAAGATTATGGAATGACCTTCAGTATTGTATTAATACACTTGGAGTCAATGACGATGCTACCGAATGGGCAACCGCAAGATGGGCAGTAGTACATAACTTAGTTCAAAAACTTGGATTGAAATGAAAGCACTAAACGAAAATCAAAAGGACATTATCGGGACAATATTCGCTTTGTCTTTGTTTTGGATTGTGATGGGTTATTTTATCTCAACGCAACCAACGTACATGAATACGGAGAAAGCTCCGCAAATCGAAGGAAAACACGTTCAATCAAAGGTATTGGATGCATACGGAGAACTAATAACTAAACACACGCAAAAATGAATTGGAAAAAAGAGATTGATCGCATTGATTTGGACTTCATGGAGGTTGACCATTGCTCAATGATTGCATACTACAAAATTGGTAAAATATACTTCAAAGTCAACCTTGAGTATTGGAAGAATAACTATGATTTCAGAAGTTGCAAGTATGACATCGACATCCACATGAAGGATGGAGTATGGTGGACTGATGAAGATACAACCGATAAGGTGATGGAGTTCGGTCCAGGATACAAGGATTGGATGTTGTGCATGATTGAATGGTTGATGGATGAAAGAGAGTTCCTAAGTGATTACACTTGGGGAAATGATAGTGATAACGATGTTGATTGGAGTGAATATGGTATTTAAACTACAAATGATGGTCAAGTTTTGGAAAACGAAGTCATCGCACGAAACAATCAGAGGTACATTCAATGAGGAATTGTACCGAAGAATATGTGAAATAAAATTTAATCAGAAGTTATGAGCTACAAAAGAAAGGAAAACTACGAAGCATCAATGCTTGGAATCGTGGTAAGTTTAGTAATTGGAGCAGTATTAATCATATTTTATTTAATCACGTTATGTATAAATTAAGTTACTATTCGGGAAGTTCAGTCATTCAGTCCTGGACATTCCCATCCAAAGCACTGTGCTATTGGAAGAAATCGGAGCTCTTGAATCAAGGGTTATGTACAGTTGGAAAGTTTAAAGTTGAGCCGGTATGACAAAGAACGAGAAAATCAAAGCAATCAAAGTAATCATCCAGCGAGATGGATTGGATACCAAGAATAGAAAACAAGTCAATAACATGAGGAGGAGGTATCTGATGACATCACTCCGGGCATTGAATATGCCATTCAAAGTGGTGGGTGAGATGTTTAATCGTGATCATGCAACAGTGATTCACAACATCAAGCAGCATCATTGGTCAATTGAAAGCGGTGACTTATATTATACAACGGTCATCCAGGATGATATCGATGAGCTGATGGGAACCGCAGATGTGAAATATTGCAGATATTTGAGAGATGATATCCTCAAGTGCAAGTCGTACAATCAGCTCAAATCAATCAAAAGAAGGGTGCTGAAGAATGAATATGAGGAGCTATTGCCAATTAAGGCGTGACGATGTGACGCTTCTCTTATATAGGGTATCTATACAATTAGTCAGTTTTATGAAATGGGCATCGTGTTTTTTTATCGTCACATCGTCACGCTTTTACTCAAAACCAATACGGATATAGTTTATAGGCGTGACGATAACTTTAAAACATTGTCACGAATCGTCATATTTTAGTTAAAAATTTAAACAAATAAAACTTTTATATTGAATAATTGTTATATTTGTATGTCAAATGCAGAGACAAAAAGGAAATTATTAGAATCCTCTTGGATTAGTAGTGCTGCATTCACGAACATCCAAGGGGATTTTTCACTTTAAATGCAGTAAGTTGAAAGTATCAGTTTTTAAAAATCTTTTTAGCTCAAAAGATACACCGTATGAGCTCACAATTCACGAAATATATACCAGGATAAAAGTTGGGAATCCTGAATTGATTTCCAAAATAACAAAAATCCGTTCACTTGATAAAAGTGATTCTGAACACGACCGATTGAAGTCATCCTTGAATGCAATAATGTTCAATGGGATATTCTCCGAAAGGAATGACAATTCATTGGTTGAGCATTCGGGATTATGCGTATTGGATTTTGACCAATATCCTTCCAAAACAAAAATGAATGAGGAGAGAGCTCGTTTGATTGATGATGTCCATGTGATGATGGTATTCACCTCTCCAGGTGGAAACGGATTGAAGGCGGTCATCAGTATTCCAAAATCAGATAAGTTGGAACACAAGAGAAGATTCACCGCATTTGGGAAATACTTCCAATCGGATTATTTTGATGTTAAGAATTCAAATGTATCTCGTGTTTGTTTTGAATCATACGATCCGAAAATTTACTTCAATGAGTTTTGTCAAGTATGGGAGGGAATTGAAACCGATGAGGGATACAATTACACTGAACGTACTCCCATTTGCGTGTTGAATGATGAGGATAAAATTATCTCATTGATTGAACGATTCGATCATGGATGCAGATTCGAGGAAGGTAGTCGCAATCACTTTGTATTCAAGTTGGGATGTGTGATGTGTGAATATGGCATTGATAAGGCAACAACAGAGCAGTATATATGGACCAAATATTGTCAAGGTACTGACTTCAATCATGGTGAAATGGTTACATCCATCAATTCAGCATATAAGAAAGCGACATTCTCAACCAAATACTTTGAGGATAAGGATACCTTCCATAAGGTCAAGCAAAAATTGAAGTCGGGAATTGCTAAGGATGATATCAAGAAACAATTGAATGTATCCGATGACATCATTGATGATATTAAGGATGATATTGCATCCGGTGATGATGTGTTTTGGATGGTTGACTCAAAGAAAGGAATTCAAATCGAGCCGATTAAGTACAGTGAGTTCCTGGTGAAGAGTGGATTCAACAAATACTATCCTGAGAATGCTGAGAAACCGACATTTGTGAGGGTGAAGGAGAACAAAGTGAGGTTGAGTTCAACTGAGCAAATTAAGGATTATGTTTTGAACTACCTTCTCGATAAGAATGAGGTCAATGTTTGGAACTATTGTTCACGATCACCATATCTCTTCAATGAGAATCACCTGAACATGATTGACTCGATTGATATCTTCATGCTCCAGGATACAAAGGATTCATCATTCATCCCATTCAAGAATGGAGTGGTAAAAGTATCCAAGAATGATGTGAAGGTCATGAGTTATATTGATGTGGATGGATACATTTGGGAGAATCAAATCATCCAACGTGATTTCACACCAATCAAGGACTCAACAAATGACTTTGAGGATTTCGTTAAAAAGGTATCAGCCAATGATGATGTGAGAATCATGTCACTCGAAACGACCTTAGGGTATCTCATCCATTCCTTCAAAGATAAGACCGACCAAAAGGCAATTATCTTCAATGACCAAGAGATTGATGACAATCCGAATGGGGGAAGTGGGAAGTCATTGATGTTGGCAGCTCTTGGATACTTCCGAAGAGTCGTGAAGATTGATGGAAAGGCATTCAATCCTGGCAAGAGTGATTTTGTTTATCAGCGAGTTAACTTGGATTCTCAAATTCTTGCATTCGATGATGTGAAACGCAACTTTGATTTTGAGCAATTATTCTCAATTATCTCGGAAGGAATAACAGTCAACCGAAAAAATAAGGATGAGATATTTATTCCATTTGAAAGGTCACCAAAGATTGTCATCACAACCAACTATGTGATAAGTGGAGCAGGAAGCTCTCATGATCGGAGAAGGCATGAGCTTGAATTCTTTCAATACTTCCATTCAAGACGATCACCATTGGATGAGTATGGAAGATTGCTCTTTGACTCATGGGGTGATGATGATTGGATTCGCTTTGACAATTACATGATTAAGAATCTTCAATCTTTCCTATCTAATGGATTGACCAAATCAATCTCAATCAATGCGGATGCAAAACGATTCATCCAATCCACATCAAAAGATTTCTATGATTGGACTGAGGAAGGCAATCTTGCACTCAACATCTTCCATTACAACAGTGGAGTGATGCAACAGTTCACATCAGAATTTAATGGATACAAAGAATTGGAATCAAGGAAGTTCCTCAAGTGGGTAGCTGAGTATGCCAATGTAAAAGGATACCAAATGACAAAGGGAAGGAATCACAACGGAAGATACTTTGAGTTGAGTATACCAGGAGTGCAGGTTGAGAAACCAAAGGATGACATTTGGGATGAGTTAAACGATAAAGCAAAGGAGATATGACAAAGGAATTAGCAAGGGATATTTTACACAATTATCTTGAGGAAAAATTTAAAAACAAATCAGAGCTTCCAATATGGGATGAGAGAATCACAACTACCTATGAAAATAATGTTTTAGCAACTTGGACATTCAGAGGGATAATAAAATTTTTGTACAACTTAGAAGATAAACAATGACAAAACAAAACAAAGAACGAATCAAGGACCTGGAGAGAGCTCTCACAAGAGCAAAGTATCCGAATCTTCCATATGTGGATTCATTCCTCACCAATTGGCAGGATAACTCAGCGAATGCTCTCACCAAATCCATATGCGGATTCCTTCAGATGAGTGGATGCCAAGCAGAGAGAATCAATACGATGGGAGTGTATCGAAAAAAGTACCGCACCGATGGAGTAGCAATGGGAGGACAATGGACAAAGGGAACAGGCACACCAGGTTCCGCAGATATCTCAGCAACCATTCGAGGAAGGTCAGTCAAGATTGAGGTGAAGTACGGGAAGGATAGGCAATCAGATGCACAAAAAGTATATCAAAAAATGATTGAAGATGCTGGAGGAGTGTACTATATCTCAAGAACTTTTGATGATTTCATCGAATTTTATGATGAATTTATTGCCAATCTAAAATAGTTTATTATCTTTATTGAAAATTAACACGCTAAATAATGGAAAAGAACACGAAAACAGTCGCAACACTGTATCAAAAGTTGCACACTGCCAAGCAGCAGATTGGAAAGGTAGCAAAGAATGCTACGAATCCACATTTCAAAAAGTCATATGCTGACATCAATGCCCTGCTCACCGCAGTCGAGCCAATTCTATTGGAGAATGGATTGATTCTACTTCAGCCAATAGTTGGAAATGATGTGGTGACGAGAATCATTGACATCGATTCGGGTGAGATGGTTGAGTCATTCATGACCTTACCGATTATCACTGATCCACAAAAGGTACTTAGTGCAGTGACTTACTTCCGAAGAGGTACATTGCAGTCACTTCTATCACTTCAAGCAGTGGATGATGATGGAAAGGCAGCATCGATTGCAGTTGCACCGGTTAAACCTGCATTGGACAATGCGAGATTTGAATCCGCAGTGGCATCGATTAGTGCGGGAAAGTACACTAAAGAGCAATTGATTGAGAAATGGACATTGAGTGAGGTACAACTTAAAGCATTAGAAGTATGAAGTGGCATCCATCCTCAATCGGTAGTTTAATGACTTCACCGAAAAGCAAATCGGAGATACTATCCGCAGGAGCAAAGAGTTATATCAAGTCAAAAGCGAAGGAGGACTTCTACGGATACCGCAGTGAAATCAATTCCAAGTATATTCAAAAGGGATTGATGCAAGAGCAGGACTCAATCGACCTACTCAATACCGTCCGATTTGAAGCATACGGTAAAAACACCGTACGAATGGTTGATGAGTACATGACCGGTGAAGCGGATATCGTAACTGATGACCTCATCATCGATGTGAAGACATCCTGGTCATTGGAAACATTTCCTGTACTTGCTGAGGAAGGATATGAATCCAAATATGAGTGGCAGTTGAGAGCTTACTGTATGCTATACGATAAACCTAAGGCAGAGTTAATCTATTGCATGGTAACTACATCCAATGAACTACTGAACGAGTGGGAGAACTTATCAATCCATCGTGTTGATCATATCGCACCGGAAAAGAGAATCACTGTACTTTCGTTTGATCGTGATGAGGATAAAGAGAAGGAGATGATTGAGAAGCTCAAGGCAGCAACTGAATATTATAATGAGTATTATAAATTATTAGAAGCGAAATAACATGAAAATAACAATAGAACAATACGAGCACACCGTAACACACGAAGTCCCATTCAATGATGTTGACCTTGATGAAGCGGTAAGAATGTGTGAAGGACTATTAAAAGCGATTGGATATTGCTTCAGTGGTAACCTTGAGATAGTGGATGATAATGAAATAATACTTGAATTTTAACAAACAAAACCAAATACAATGGATTTACAAGTAACAGGCACAATCAAAGTAATTGAGCCAATCAAACAAATCAGCGACAAGTTCTCAGTGAGAATGGTTGTCCTAACAGTTCCCAATGGGGAGTATCCTCAAGATGTGATATTCCAACTATCTCAGGACAAGTGCAAACTACTCGACAACTATTCACCTGGTATCGATATCACAGTTAAATTCAACTTGAGAGGTCGTGAGTACAATGGGAAGTATTACAATACTTTGGATGTATGGAATGTTCAATCAACACCGGTAGTGGATGAGAGCTTTGACGATTCACCTTTCTGATGGGGAAACCATTCGTGACTTCATCGAGAAAGAGGTGAGGTCACGAGTATCCAAGAGATACAAATTGTCGCACATTGCTGAGGATATGGGAATCACTTATCTTCAGCTATGGAGATTCTTGAAAGGTCATTCAGTCAATGAGGAATTCTACATTAAATTTTTTAAGTATTATGAGAGATAGATACTTCATTGCCTATGTCGGCACCAAGAATGAGAATCCCCACATGATCATCAACCGATTCCAGGATGTGTTTCATGGGATGAACGTCAACTACTGCATCGTGTTGACTATGGAAGATGATGAGGTATATATCGATGAAGTGGATGCAGCTGCATTCGATGATGTTAAATGTCAAATGAATTGAGATGGAGAATCAACAAATAGATCCAATCCTAATGAAGCTCATGACCAAGTATTATGACCGTTCAAATGAGGGAATCAAGAAATATGGTACAACATTGGAAAATAATTCGTTACCTTTACTCGATTGGTTGAATCATCTCCAGGAGGAATTGATGGATGCAACCTTGTATATTGAAAAATTAAAGCAAGATATATGACTTACTTAGCTTCACTCGCACTCAGTTGGTTCCTGGTATCATTCGAGCCACTTCAAATGCTATGGGATAACATCGCAGTGCGAATCCGACCGAATCACTTGGTCAATTACATTCATGCAGGACTTGGTTGTTTCAAGTGCATGAGTTTTTGGTCAACATGGATCATCACCGGTGACTTCATTCAAGCAACCATCGTTTCATTCATTGCGTTTATCATTGAGGAATGTTTAGCGAAGCTCAAGTAAAGTATATCAATGAGATAGTCACGTCAAGTGATGCATCGAAGTACGCCAAAGTTACGCTTAAAGCACTGTATCGAATATATGATGAGCACACCGGAGGAATCACAACCGATTGCTTTTGTGCCAGGACAGTGAGGAAGATTTATTACAAACAATTCATGAATTGGTATGAAGCAAACACTTGACCGCTACATATCGAGGCACTATGATGAGGTGAGGACGTACACTGAGTATTTTCTCACCAAATTCAAAGCCAATATGATTGCCGATGTAGTCATCAACAACAGTTATCTTTATGTGGCTGAGATAAGTGATGATACAAAGGATGAGAATAAGGTCAAGAGCTATTTATTGAACACGATCAAGAAGCAAATCATTTGGTCAACGTCAATCAGTCACCTGGAGGAGAGAGTCAATGCCAATGAGATTGATATACCGAATGACTGCGATGATGAGGATGATTTGAATCACAAGATACGAGAGGAGAAGAAGTACCACAATCAGAAATCATGCATCGAGATATACAAGAGGGAGATGAAGGACCGAATC